TAGGCAAGGACAAAAAGTAGGTCAGCCTGGATACGGAACTACTCTTTGGTCATTTATTTTTGAACCTAATACTAATGATACACAATTTAAATTACAGACTGAAATCCAACGTGTGGCTAGTTTAGACCCTAGACTAATAGTAAACAGTGTGATAGCTTTCCCGCAAGAGCTTGGTATATTAATTGAAGTTGAAATAGCAGTGGCCCCGTTCAATGAAGCTCAAGTTCTTAGTTTATTTGCAGATACCAATCTTTCGCAGATTTTAATTCAATAATTCTTAAAAACCCGAGGTTTTAGGTATGATAAATACTTAAAAGAGAAAACATATGGCTACCAGCTCACGGCAATCAGCATTATTTGGAGTAAATGATTGGCAAGCAATTTACCAAACATTTAGAGAAGCAGACTTTCGTAGTTATGACTATGAAACTTTGCGTAAAAGCTTTATTGACTATTTGCGTCTATACTACCCTGAAACTTTTAACGACTATATTGAAAGTTCAGAATTCATTGCTCTATTAGACGTTGTTGCTTTTATGGGGCAAGGTCTTGCGTTCCGCAATGACTTAAATACCCGTGAAAATTTTATTGATACAGCAGAACGCAGAGATAGCGTTATCAAGTTAGCCAATTTGGTTAGCTATAATCCAAAGCGCAATTTAGCCGGACAGGGTTTTCTAAAAGTTATAAGCATACAAACTACACAGAACATCAACGACCTTAATGGAATCAATTTAGGAAATCTTCCTATACTATGGAATGACCCTGCTAACCCAAATTGGTTAGAACAATTCAACACAATTATAAATGCAGCATTAGTTAATACTCAAAGAGTAGGTCGCCCGGGTAACGTAGCAGACTTGTTGGGTGTACTTACAAGTGAATACGCATTAAAAATTCCTCAGGATACCTTGCCAATCGTGCCATTCACTAGCACGATAGATGGTATTACTATGAATTTTGAATTAGTAAGTGTTACCAGTGTAGATGAAGATTATGTTTACGAAATACCACCTGCACCAACAGGTACATTTAATATGGTATATCGTAATGACAAGTTAGGCTATGGTAGTCCTAACACCGGATATTTCTTTTATTTTAAGCAAGGGACATTACAAAATTACGATTTTATATTAGAACAACAAATTTCTAATCAAGTTGTTAACATTGGGGATATCCAAGGTGTTAATAATACAGACACTTGGTTATATCAATTAAATGAAAACAATGGTACAAGATTAGCTTGGAGAAAAGTAGACAATGTATACGCAGATGCTTACCTTCAAACTGAAACAAGTCAACGTAAAATCTTTGCGGTAGCTTCTAGATTCAATGACCAAGTAGCATATACGTTCGGCGACGGCGTATTCAGTCAAATACCTGTAGGAACTTATAGAGCATATGTTCGTGCAGGGAATGCATTAACATATACTATTGATCCAAATGAAATGCAAGGCATTTCAGTATCATTTAATTATGTTGATAGATTTGGAAAAACACAAATACTAACGGTAGCATTAGCTCTACAGTTACCTGTATCAAATGCTCAAGTTCGTGAACCATTAGCTCAAATTAAACAAAGAGCTCCTACTAGGTATTACACACAGAACCGTATGGTAAATGGTGAAGATTATAATAACTTTCCGTATACCTTATATAGTTCTATTATAAAATCTAAAGCTATCAACAGAAGTTCAGTAGGTGTAAGTAAAAATTTAGACTTACTTGATCCTACAGGAAAATATTCAAGCATTAATTCATTTGCTACAGATGGCGCAATGTGGCAAGATGATGCCAATGGTTATCTATCGTTAACTATAAACAACACCGGTAATATTATTACCTTTTTAACAGACACTCTTGGTTCGGTACTATCAAGCAATAGAACTACTCAATACTACACACAAAATTATACTCAATACACTATTAACCAAGCATCTGGAGATGGAGTAGTTTATTGGCAAACTAGTTCAGTGGATGCGAATTCATTAACTGGATATTTTTACAACTTAGTTTCTAATACTGAAACGTCAATTCCAATTGGTACGTATTCTACTAACAACGTTAAGTATATTACACCTGGTGCATTGATTAAATTTGTTGCGCCGAGTGGATATTACTTTGATGCTAATAATCGTCTAGTAGCCGGTATCCCTGGACCAAGCGAACAAACTTTTATTTGGACAACCGTATTAAGTGTTATTGGTGATGGATATAATAATGGTCAAGGTTCTTTCAGTAATGGATCAGGGCCAGTTACATTGAATGGTTATGTTCCAACTGGCGCACAAATAACTACTGTACTGCCTGCATTTGACAATTCATTATCTAATGCTATTATCCAAGAATGTATTATTAGAATGGAGTTACAACAAAACTTTAGTCTTGTTTTTAATAATGCATTGACTATTGCAGAAGATCGCTGGAGTATTAGACAGTATGATGATGCTAATTACTTTATCAATTTTTTAAGTTTAGGTAATACAAGATATACAATAAGTTATAGATCATTAAAGTATTACTTTGGTAGTGTACAAGATACTAGATTTACTTTTGACCGAGACAAGTTAGTTTATGATCCTTTTAGTGGAAAAATTTTACAAGATTTTGTAAAGGTATTAGCCACTAATACCCAGCCAAGTAATAACTATCCTTTAGCTAAAGATATACAAGTAAATATTATTGGTCAAACAGTTGAAAGTGATGGGTATATTAATGATTTTGAAGTTGAAGTTGCTAGTACAGACATTAATAATCGTGGATTAATAATAAATCCTACATTTTTCCAAACAGTTACTGGTTATACTACTGGCGGAGCAAATACCGGGATTTATGTATTTTTTGAATTAGTAGAAGATGCAATTAATCTTTCACGCTATCAACTTGTTCCTAGCTCAGAAGTAGTACAATACCAAACTAAAACTCAGATTGAAGTTGTAAAATATGATTATCCATTGGGTCAGTTATTTTATGCATATGGGGATAATTTATTCTATAAGTCGGTGCAGGACACCACAGTAACCACTCCATATTACTTACTAGTAGAGCAACCACAATATTCAATTAAACCTGGTAGACAGGGTTTACAGTTTCAATATAGACATAATAGTAATAATACAACTCGTATTGATCCTGCAACTACCAATATTATTGATTTATATGTAGTTACACAAGCATATTACACTAACTATCAAAAATATATTCAAGATACGACGAACACAGTGCCCATGCCACCTAAACCAACTATCAGTGAACTAACGCAGGACTATGGGCAAGTAAATGATTATAAAATGTTAACTGACAGCGTAATATTAAACAGTGTAATATTCAAGCCATTATTTGGACCTAAGGCGGCTGCTAACCTTAGAGGTACTATTAAAGTTATAAAAAATAATAACGTAAATGCTAGTAATAGTGAGATTCGTACAGCAGTTCTTACTGCCATGAATGCTTATTTTAATATTAATAATTGGAATTTTGGAGATACTTTTTACTTCTCTGAATTGAGTGCTTATCTGCATGATCAGGTTGGAGAATTAATTAGTTCTGCTGTATTAGTTCCAAACGATCCTACAATGTCATTTGGCGATCTATATGAAATTAAATGTGCGCCATATGAGATTTTCGTCAATGCTGCTACTGCCGATGATGTATTGGTTATTGCAGCGCTCACTCCCGCCGAGTTACAAATTAGATAATTATATATATGGCAACTAGAATCCGCACCCTAAACTTTCTACCAGAAATATTTCAAACTCCAACTAATGCTCAATTTTTAGCGGCTACTTTGGACCAACTTGTAGCTCAACCGCTGACTAAAACGATTGAAGGTTATGTAGGTAGTAGGTTTGGATATGGGGTTAATGCCAAAGATTATTATGTAACTGAACCAACGAAAGTAAGAACAGATTATCAATTAGATCCAGGTGTAGTATTCACTAAAACTAATCAATCTACAGCACAAGATTTTATTAGTTACCCAGGTATACTTGATGCTCTTAAACTTGAAGGAGCATTAACTGACAATAATAGTAGACTTTTTAATAGTCAATTTTACTCATGGGATTCGTTTACTAATTTAGATAAGATTATTAATTTTAATCAATACTATTGGATTCCTGAAGGCCCTGAACAAGTAGTAGTATCGTCTGATACAGTATTTGCTACTAACGATTATTTGGTAACTGATGTTATCAATGGGTATAATATTACACCTATTACTTCAACTGAGATAGGAACTACTAACCCAACATTAACATTGTTAAGAGGTGGTACATATACTTTTGCAGTTAATCAATCAGGTCAATTTTGGATTCAAGGTGCACCTGGTGTAACAGGGTATAGCCCAACTCAACCTAATTTACAAACT